AGGCGCCGGCAGCACGCGCGAGGTCGATTCCCTTACCCATGCGCGGCTCCGATCAATGCGCGTAGTTCGTGGAAGGCGCGCTGGCGCCCAAGGCTGAAAGCCGCTTCCACCATGAAAAAGACGTGCTTCGCATCGCTCTCGTCGTCGAAGAAAAACGGCTGCTGCCCAGCAACGTGCAGCGTCCACTTATTGCAGACTGCGGCGGGGTTACACATCAGCCGGTACGGCCTGTCGGTCGGCGGGTTGAAGTGCTGATCTTCAGACTTGTGAGCTTCGGTCATGCAGCCACCTGTATCGTGAAGGTTCCCCACTGATCTGCCATTGCCTCGGCAACACCGGCATATGTTTCGCTGCGCAGCTTCCAGCGCTCTGGAGAGGGCGGCAGGCGATGGATGCGGTTATCCCTTCCCTCTACCGGATTCGTCGGGAGGAGATTCGGGACGTTCTTGAGCCAAAGGCACGTCGTCTTCGTCTCGCCATGCCCGAACTGCCACGGCTGGATGATCTGATCCGGTTCGCGCCAGAGCCGAGACATGATGCAGACCGGGTTCTCCAGCACGATCCGCGGAATGGGAGCGCGGCCGAGCTCCATGAAAAACGCGATCGCCTTCGCCTGGCGCCCGTCCAGCCGCTTGGCCTCAAAGTGCCGGGCGCCGCTCACCGCAAGGTCGGTGCAGGGCGGATGGGCAATCATTAGATCCCAGCAGGCATGCAGCACGTCCCGCACGTCACCGCGGTAATGCGGCCCCGGACGCTCCGTCTCGAGGAGATCGCAGCTCATGGCCTCGTGGCCGCGGGCAATGAAGGCATCACGGACGATTCCCGAGAATTCGCAGGCGACAAGTACCCTCATCGCGATAACCGCTCATCAGTGGTCATGACACATTCCTCTCTAGCCACTCGCGCGGATCGTCTTCGCCGTCTTCCGTACACCAATCTATCCACTCGCCGCTCTCGCGCATTTGTAGACCGCCAGCGTTCGCGTAGTCTCCTTTGACTCGGTGCTCAAGCTGGAAAAGGTCGTACTTGGCGAGAACGTCCAGGATCTTCACCCCTTCGGCCACGCTCGCGACGGGCACATAAAACGCCGTCATTGGAATCTGCGGAATCCACCAGACGCGAAGTTCGGCCATCATGTTAGTTTTCATGCGGCGAACATGTCAGCCTGCCCGGCCGCCCCTTTCAGGTTTTCGACGGCTTGCCGCCAATATTCGTGCTTCAGCTCGAAACCGATGAAGCGCCGCCCGGCTCTCAATGTCTGATAGCCCTCACTCCCGATGCCCATAAAGGGCGACAGGACCGTATTCCCCGGGTTGCTCCAGAGTACGAGTGCGCGCTCGATCACCTCGAGCTGTAAAGGGCAAAGGTGCTTCTCGTCCTTCTCAGACCGCGCAGCCCTCACGTTGAGGACGTTTGTCTGATTGATCGTCATCCACACGGGCGAGGCCCATTCCTGCCACTGCTCGACCGGGAAGTCCTCGGGCTCATGCGGGATAGGTTCCGCGTTCTCACCCGGCTTGACGAAGGTCAAGAGATAGTCCGGCATCCCGCCGCGAGACTTGCTGCTATCTTTCTTCAACTGCTTGTAGAGCAGTCCGACATGTTTGGTCCGCGTCATCTCGACCACCGGGCACTTCCAGATAGTCTTGCGGTTATGCAGTATCCAGCCCGCTTCCTCGTGGATGTCGATAATGTCGCCGGAGAAGTCTTTGATCCCGACCGCCCCGTCCCTCCATTTCGTCTTGGGAAGGTCAGAACAATGTACGGAGGTGAGGCGCCCAGGCTTCGTCACGCGGAACTTCTCGCGCACGAGATAGCTGTAGTGAGTCGCGAACTCGCCGTCGCTTGAGCTGTTGCCCATATCGGCGGCGCTATCCGAGTAGACGAAAAGTGAGCCGAACGGAGGCGAGTAGACCGAATAATCAATGCACTCGTCTGGCAGTTGAGCGCAAGCACTCACGCAATCCGCCTGGTATGCGGCCCAGCCTTCACCGTGCGCTTCGTTCAAGCAATCCATGATGGGAGTGATCCTCTATGGGTTGGGCGATAGGCGACCTTCGTTGCACTCTCGCGGCCGGCATTGCGGCGCATGGCGGCGCGCATCGCAGCCTTCATGCTCACGTGGTCATCGGCTTTTCGGTCAATCACCCGGGCAATCGAATCCTCGCCCTCGGCCACGACGAGATGCACCTGGACCTCGCGCCGCTGGCCGAAGCGCCAGAAACGTCGCACGGCCTGATACCAGGCTTCGTAGGAGAACGAGCGGCCGGTGAATGCCGTATTGGCGCAGTGCTGCCAGTTGAGCCCGAACCCGGCACATGACGGCTTGGTCACCATCACCCGCGCCGAGCCGTCGGCGAACGCCTCGAGGTTCGCCTCTTTGCGGTCAGCGTCCATGGAGCCGCGGACCTCGACCACGCCATGCATGTCGCCGAGCGCATCGACAATCGCGTCCGCCTCATAGTCGGTGTCGCACCAGAGCACCCACGGCTCACGGTCCGAGCCGGCGAGTTCTGCGGCGATCCCGGCGCGTTTCTCGGCCGTCGCGCGTTTCACCTGGTGCATATTGGTGGCGCTCACTACTTCATCGCCGAACAGGCCGCCGCTGATCGTCGGGGCCGACTCTGCGGCGCGGTGCCGATGAGTCCGGATCGGCGGCAGCTCGAAGCCGGTATCGTCGCCTCCGAGGTCGGAGGGCATCTGCGCGAGCCGGCACCACGAGGCCATCCAGTCCCAAAACGCTTCTACCCCGTAGCGCTTGAGGCGCCATTGCTGACTGGCTTGCGCGGTGTCATTAATGAAAAACCGAGACAGCATCTCGTTCGACTGCATGACCCCGCAGAACTCCGCATAGGTCCCGAGCTCCATGTGATCGTTCGGGGCGGGCGTCGCGGTCGCGGGGACCCGCCAACGGTGATCCGCAAAGGCATCGGTCAGCGCTCGGCTCGTCTTGCCACCGAAGGACTTAAGGATGCTTCCCTCGTCTAGCGTCACGGAACCGAACGCGCGCGGCTCGAGAAGGTGCATTCGGTCGTAGTTGCAGATATTGATGCCATCGCGCGCCTCAGATTGATCCCGAATCACGCGAGCGTCGTAGCCGAACTTGCGGGCCTCGCGCTCAATCTGCTTTGCCACCGCGATCGGCGTCAGGATGAGCGCCATGCCGTTGCTCGCCTGGCGCGCATGCTCGGAGTACTCGAGCTGTACGAGCGTCTTACCGAGGCCAGTATCGAGAAATAGGCCGCCCGAGCCGCCCATCAGCAGGAACTCGACGCAATGTCGCTGGAAGCCGAAGAGGTGCGACGACAGCGCCGGCATGCGCGACAGTCCACGGGCCTCGGCGCGAGGCGCCTTCGCCGCCAGAAACTCCTGATAGCTCACGCTGCCCATCACCGGACCCTCACGTCGAGAGCGCTACAACCCGCTCTTTTCCACGGCGGTACACCTTGAGCGTCATGGAAATATTGGAATGCCCGAGCAGCTTCATCGCGTACTCCGGCGTCGGGCACTTCGTGGCGCAGAGCGCGCGGATGTCGTGGAAGTGAAAGTTCTGATTTCCGAGCCTCATCCACTGGCGCATCACACGCTGCCAGCAGGCCCGGAATCCTTCGCTCGTGTAGGGCTTCCCCGTGCGCGTCGGCAGGATGTACTCGCTTCCGGCATGGCCGCCGCCCTTGAGGCGATAGCACTCGTCTAGAATCGCCTCGAGCTGCTTGGTGATCCCGATACCGATGCGCTTGCCAGTCTTGGACTGCAAGACGTTCAGCTCCATCGTCACGGTTTCCTTCGTGCGCTCGTCCACGTACGGGACCGCCAGATCCTCGATGTCCGTCCACTTGAACGAGATGATGTCGCCCTGGCGCTGCCCGGTGACGAGCGCGAGCATCATGGCAAGTCGCACCTTCTTGGGTGCGATCGCCTTGCACGCCTCGAACTCCTCGTCCGAGATGAGTCGGTCGCGCGGCTTGAATCTCGGTCGTTTTACGTCCTTCAGAACGTTGTGATCCAGTAGGTACCAGAAGCTGACCGCCTGCGTCAGAGCGGCAGAGAGGACCGCCAACTGTCGAACCCGCATAACCCTGCCGCGTCCTCTGATACTCAGGAACGGCCCGAAATCTTTTGGCTTCAGATCCGAAGCGACTAGGTT